TCGGCCACAGGCGATCAGGGCGCGGCCTCGGCCACAGGCGATCGGGGCGCGGCCTCCGCCACGGGCAAAGCCGGTGTTGCTCTTGCAGCTGGATATGAGTGTAAAGCAATGGGTGCTCTTGGCTGCGCGATCTGCTGTGTCGAGCGCGGCGAATGGGACGGGGAGGCACATCCGATTATTGCTGTCAAGGCGGCAATTGTCGACGGCGAGAAGATCAAGGCCGATACCTGGTATCGGCTGAAGAACGGTGAATTTGAGGAGGTAAGGTAAATGGCAATCAAGAAACCCGCTGAACTGGATTTCAGCAACAAGAAATTCATGTGCATCATTTCCGGGCAGCCCGGATTGGGCAAGACGACACTGGCCCTTTCGGCCCCGAAGCCGTTTCTGTTCGACACGGACAATGGCATTGCCCGCGTCAGGCCGGAGCAGCGCGGCGTGACGTCTGTGGTGGAATCCTACGAAGAAATGCTTGGCGATATGGACTCCGACGAATACAAGGCGGCTGAGTCCGTCGTGATCGATACCGGCGGTATGCTGGTACAGCTGATGAAGGACTGGGCAAAGAAGCAGGACAGCAAGGCCACGAAGGATGGGCGCGCCATGTACGGCGTGATCAAATCCGAGTTCGACCGGCTGTGTTACCAGATCCGCGCAAAGGACAGGAAGCATTTGATCGTGGTGTTCCACACGACGGAACAGCAGAAGGGCGACACCATCCAGACGCGCCTTTCCTGCGAGGGCGGCGCAAAAGATATCGTCTGGACGCCTGCGGACTTCGGCGGCTATATGTTCATGATGGGCAACAAGCGCATGATCGGCTTTACACCGACAGACGAATACTTTGCAAAAGGCTGCTTCGGTGTGCGCGGCGTGATGCAGCTGCCGGAACTCAAGCCCGGCCAGAAGTCCACGTTCCTAACAGATCTGTTCCGTAAGGCGCAGGAGGATATCAATGCGCAGGCCGCAATCTACAACGGTGAGAAAGCAGCCTACGACGCAGCAATGAAATCCGGGCGCGCCTTTATCGCCCTTGTCGGCGACCCCGAAACAGCGCTCAAAGCACGAGAAGGGCTTGCAAAGATCGAGCACGCGCTGACGAGCGCGGCAGAACTCGGCGCAGAATTCAAGCGCAAATGCAAAGAGCTTGGGCTGAAATACGATAAGGAGGCTGGGGCCTATGTATTGGTTGACACAAAGCCTGCTGAGCAGCTGGAAGCACTTTCTTGATGCGGATGATGCGTATGCGGACGCGGCGCTGTCCTCCTTCCTCTCCACGCTTCGGCGTGAAGAGAAGGAAACAACGCAGGCGATGCAGGCTGGCATTGACTTCGAGGCGGCGATCAACAGCACGGTTGCTGGCGTACCAATTGAGCCTGTCAGCGAGAAATACGACCGGGCTGTAGCAAAGTTTTCCCGTATCTGTACAGGAGGTCAACCGCAAGTGCCGGTTGCCGGACGGCTTCGTGTGGCGGGCTTGGATTTCCAGTTATACGGCGTCTGCGACTACGTAAAGGCCGGAATCATCTACGATATCAAGCGTGTACAGCGGTACGAATACGGCAAGTACCTGCACAGCCCGCAGCACCCGATGTATCTGCATCTGCTACCCGGCGCGTCGAAATTTACATATCTGATCTTCGACGGAACAAGCACCTACGCGGAAACATACCGACGCGGCGATTTCGAGCCTATCGAAGATACGATCTCCCACTTTATCAACTGGCTTTTGGCAAATGGATATATCAACGATTATTTTACACATTGGGAAATGAACACTGAAAGGATGGACAAAGTAGATGGGATTTAAGGCAGTAAAGAATGATGGCGGCCTGATGAAGGCTGGCGACTATGAGTGCTATTTGAAATCGTGCGGCTACAGCGTAACGAAGAACGGAAATGAGTGCATCAAGTTCGATTTCGTTGTCCGTGAGGACGTCGAGCAGGAATACCAGAAGAAGCACATCTTCAAGAACTTCTGGCCCGACCGCGACACCGGCGAGTACGACGCTGACAAGATCGGCAAGTATGCAAACGCGCTTGGCATTGAGCCGGGCACAGATTTTGAACTTGACGATCTGATAGGCCGCAACTGCATTTTGCACATGGAGCCGTTTGAGGGCAATGACGGTGTGACGCGCGACTGTATCCGGTATCTCAAGCCCAGCAAGGCAGAATCCTTTGTAACGGCTGCACCGGCCAGCGCAGAGGAGTTCAAACAGCTTGACGAAAGCGACGACCTGCCGTTCTGAGGGCTGACGGATGGGAGATAAAAAGGAATACGTCAAGCTGTGGCTGAGTTACAGGAGCTATTTCGAGGCGTACAGTGCTGCTGAGGTGGGGCGCTTGGTGCTGGCTGCGATGGATTATCGCGAGTCGGGAGCAGAGCCAGAGTTCAGCGGGAGTGAACGTTTCATTTGGCCTGCGATTCGACGGGACATTGACGAATCCGTAGCGGCTCAAAAAGCCATCTCCGCGTCCAGAAGCGAGGCAGGAAAGCAGGGCGGTCGGCCTGAATCCGAAAAAGCAAATGCTTTTGGTGAAAGCAACGAAAAGCAAAAAAAGCAAATGCTTTCCGATGAAAGCAAAAAAAGCTATGGACAAAGGAAAAGGACAAAGGAAAAGGACAAGGACAGTATTCTTTCCCCCCTACCCCCCACGCTGCGCGAATCCGTTGAGAAATGGGTCGCGTACAAGGGAGAACGGCGCGAGGAATACAAGCCTGTCGGCCTGCAAAGCCTTGTTACGCAGATCACAAAGGCTGCGGAGGAATACGGCGAGGCTGCAATGATCGACGTGATAACCCGCTCTATGGCCGCAAATTACAAAGGGATCGTGTTTGACTGGCTGAAAGAGGCCAGCACACGCCCTGCGGCGCTTGGCCGCGCTGCAAAGCCCGGATACGGCGTGCAGGGGCACCATGACGAGTTGAACCCGCTGGAACGTGCAGCCGTGGACAGGGTGATGGGGCCGGTGTCAAAGGGCGCTGCCCGATTGCAGCAAGGCGTGCAGCACCACGGGGATGAGTTGGATACGATCCAGCAGGCGGCAATAGACCGGATGCTTGCGGAAAACGAGGAGGATAAGACATGAGATTTGTCTGCGATTGCTGCAACGATCTGACGAACATCGAGGCTGACCGAATGGAAATCCAGGGCGAGAAGCTGATGGTGTACAGCCGCGGGCGGCTGGTCTACGTTGCGGATCTGGGGCAGATCATGCTGGCCAAGCTGACGCCGACGGGGAAGGAAACAAAATGCTGACGCATCTGAGCCTGTTTTCCGGGATAGGCGGGCTTGATCTGGCTGCCGAGTGGGCCGGATTTACGACCGTCGGGCAGTGTGAATTTGCCGACTACCCGACGAAGGTGCTGGAAAAGCACTGGCCGGATGTGCCGCGCTGGCGCGACGTCCGGACACTGACAAAGGAGAGTTTTTATGAGCGGACAGGCCTACGAACAGTTGACGTTATTTCCGGCGGATTCCCCTGCCAGCCCTTCTCCGTGGCTGGAAAGCAGAAGGGCAAAGGGGATGATCGATACCTCTGGCCGGAGATGCTTCGAGTTATCACCGAGCTGCGCCCGCGTTGCGTTGTCGGTGAGAACGTACCTGGAATCATCAAGATTGCCGCCGGGCAGGTGGTCGAGGATCTGGAGCGTGCTGGATATCACGTCGTCGTGTTTAATTTTGAGGCTGCGGCTGTCGGAGCGTGGCACAGACGATCAAGGGTATTCTTCACCGGCCTCGCAGATGTGGCCGACACCGACGGTGGCTGGCTGCACAATAGCATCAGAAAAGAGGATCAACCTGCTCGCAGCCGGGAAAACGACATTTACGAGCAATCAGGGCGTACATGGGGGGGTGAGCAATCTGCGGGAGCACGTGTTAGCCCGGACGAAAGGGCTGTGGCCGACGCCCTGCGCATCCAACGCACAGGGGACGCACGGCGGGGAGAATGGCAGGAGCTTGCGGACGGGCAGTGCTGGGCAGTTGAACCCGGAATGGGTAGAGTGGCTAATGGGGTTCCCCATCGGGTGGACCGGCTTAAATGCCTTGGAAACGCCGTAGTGCCGCAGCAGGCATACCCGCTTTTTAAGGCATTGATGGAGGAGCTGGACCGATGGACTTAGAACGAACCATGGAGGACGGCGTTTTGCCGGGACAAATGGTTCTTGAAGGAATGGAGGATATATGACAGACAAGGAAATCGTGCTGACGCTGCATATCTGCGGCGAAGGCCACCCGTGCAGAGACTGCCAGCTATACGGCAAGATCGCTTGCGTTGAGACGTTGTGCAAATACGCGCTCGACCTCATCGAGCGCCTGACCGCCGAGAACGCGGCGCTGCGGGAGAAGGTGCCGCAGTGGATCAGCGTGGAGGACAGACTGCCAATAGACCGTCTCAGCAAATATCTCGTTGCTTTTCGGGACGCGGGCGGCTCGATTGTAGATATGGCAAGATACTTTCCGAGCGACGGATGGACGTGCGATAACTGGGAGGTACCGCAGAACTTGATTACTCACTGGATGCCGCTGCCGGAAGCGCCGGAGGGGAATAATGCCACCTAAAGAAAATCTTGAAAGAGCTTGTGAAGAGTGCATCCATTTTTTTGCGTGCTCCAGACAATGCGGCGAGCCGATGGCACAGCGTAGCGCCACTGGCTGTGAGTGCTACGAGACGGTTAAAAGCAGTATGGCGTATTATGTCGGGACACTGGATGGAGCCAAAGGAAAAATCCCAAATCGCCTCCGCGAGCTTGCCGAGGCAGACAAGGACGGGCGCGTGGTGGTGCTGCCGTGCAGGCAGGGAGATGAACTGTGGACGTACTGCAATCACCCGGTTAAGCGGGTATATAGTTTTACCGTATCGGATGTGAGCACGCTGAACGGGCGAACCGTGCTGAATACGCTAGGGCTCGGCACGATCAGGCCGGAGGACATCGGCAAAACCGTATTTTTAACCCGAGAAGAAGCCGAGAAGGCTTTGCAGGAAATGGAGGGAAAGGCATGAGCAACCAGGGAGTAATCCGTGGGACAATTGATGGACAGGAAAAGTATTGCAGAATCCCAATCCGTAGCCGCTTGTATGAATCCGTGATGGAAGATAATACGACGGAGCTTTCCTCGGAGGCGATTCTCGCCATGCCGCACGACAAGGCGGCTGCGGTGATTGATGCAATTATGGCGGACTGGCTCTACTGGCTCAAGAGAGCCGGGGAGTTGTGGGTACTGACGCGCAATTCCGCCGAGGAAACGGAGGGCAAGGCATGACCAGAAAACGCGCAAGAAAGATCCTCATGTCTATCGGCACGAGCCGGAACCATGCAAACTGGGGGCTGACGGCAAAGCCGCGCTGGAAGACAAACGCCGGTGTGGTATAGGACACGCTGGCGATCAAACTGTACGCGAAGCTGCTGCGGGCAAGAATGGAGGGCAAGAAGAATGGAAAAACGTAAAAACATGATGGATATGACGCCGGTCTGCGAGCGGTGTGGGAAGGTCGCGCCGGTGGACAACAAGCTATCGACTCCGAACTGGACAGTTTACCGGACAAAAGAGCCGTGCGAATGCGGCGGGAAATACACGGCGCGTGCGTTTTTGGACGACAGCGTGCTTTCATCGTTCGATAAGGAGGCAAACCATTCAAATGATCGCTGAGTATCTTGATAGGAGCAGTTTAGTTGCGCGGATGAAGTATTACGAGGAGCACACAACGGAAGAATCTGGTGAGCATTATGCGTATTCAGTTGCACTAAGAGAGATAAGAAACGCGCCCGCCGCCGACGTTGCGGAGGTGCGACATGGGCGGTGGATTCACCATGAAGACGGTGTATTCACTTGTAGTGAATGCGGCAACGCAGAATCTAACGACAGCTATTATTGCAGACTATGCGGGGCGAAGATGGATGGAGCTGCCGAATGAGCGGACTGCGGTTTGCTCGTGGGAGCGCGAAAGGAGGGAAGCTGATGCAGGATTGCTGCTTGACCTGCAAGAACCTGGAATACAGAAAGAACTACGTTTATCCGTACCGGTGTTTGAAGCACAAGGCCGAACGGTTCTCGGAGAAGGAATTTGAACGGATGTACTTTTCCGGAGAGGAATGCAAGGACTTTGAACAAAGGAGGTGGCTCGATGGGCACAATTCTGGCGATTGACCCCGGCAATATTCAATCCGGCTATGTGATGGTCGAGCACGACGGCGAAGAAATTCGCCGCGTGCTGGAGGCCGGGAAGATCGAGAACCCGGCAGTGACTGATATGCTGGATCGGAAGCTTTATGCGAACTGCATAGACGTTGCAATCGAGATGATCGCGGGCATGGGCATGACGGTCGGACAAGAGGTGTTCGACACCTGCGTCTGGGTCGGGCGATTCTGGGAAATCGCGTTGAGGTCGGGCGGATATGAGCCGAAGAGGATCTACCGCCGGGAAGAAAAGCTGGATCTGTGCGGATCGCTATCTGCCAAAGATGCCAACATCCGGCAGGCCCTCGTTGACCGCTATGCGCCCGGCCAGCCGAATTTCGGCAAGGGCACAAAGAAGAATCCCGGCTTCTTCTACGGCTTCTCGGCGGATATGTGGGCGGCGATGGCTGTCGCCGTGACGTATTTCGATAAGTACATCAAGGGGGTAAAGCTATGAGCAAGATGCAGCGTAAGCCGCCAAGACCGCCGATGCAACTGACGTGCGATGCCTGCGGGAAAACGTTTATGCGCGCACCGTCGAAGTACAAGGCAAAATACAATTTTTGCAGCGAGGCGTGCGCATGGACGGCGCATAGGGAAGCTGTGATGGGCCGGGCGGAGCGCGTGCAGATCCTGATCACGCGCTCGATCCCGGTATACCCGGAAATGCGGCCTGTCTGCGGGCGGGTGTATCCCGCCGAGAAATACAAATACAGGACAAACCGGACTGGCTATGTCGTTGCGGTAAACGGCAAGCGCGTATGTGTGAGGGTGGACGAATGCAGGGAAATCTAGGGCTTACACCGGTGCAGGCTCCGTGTAAGGGCTGCGCGGACAGGCACACCGGCTGTCACACGGACTGCACCCGATACATAGCATTCCGCCGGGAGGCGGACAGATACAAGCAGGAGCAATCGAAGGACGCAGCGAGATATGCAACAACACGGGGCTGTATGCGGACGCTGCACGATGCGAACCGCGCAAGACGTGAAGGGAGGCAACATTACTGATGGGCGGGATCACAGAGCAGGAATATGCGGCGTGGCTGGAAAAGGCGTTGCAAGCGCTCTATAAATCCAAGCCGCTTGCAATCGCGATTGTGGCAAAAACGGAAGCGGGCAATACGCTTACGGGCTACTACAATGCGGACGCACAGGACAAGGCCGTGTTTGCCCACCATATCCAGAGCGAGATCGTGCTGGACATTATCAAGGCAAATGCCGCAGAAATCAAGGCCATGATGGAGGGCGTAGACGATGGAACAGATTAAGGGCGCAAAGTATGACGATGAAGACGAGGAAGTTTTCGAATGAGCACGCCGCGATACGGCTGGTGGGCCTATGCAAAATGGATGATCCGCAGCTATAAGGGCGGCGGGCTGATAACGAAGGCCGAGCGCGCTGCCGTTGCGGATGCAATCGCGGAGACGGAACAGCTCGTTGACGGCGCGGAGCGACTCCGGCTCATAGACTTGGTTCTTTGGAAGCGTACACACACCTTACAGGGCGCCGCGATGGCGGTTTATGTGTCCGAACGCACCGCGCAGGAATGGCACAGGCAATTTATTCGCCTTGTGGGGCAAAAAAGGGGGCTTTTATGAAAAAGTCTGCGTCCCAGAGCCAAATTTAACATTTACTATAAGGGCGTAGGGATCAACTCTACGCCCCTTTTTATCGGCACCGCAGCGTTCTGCGGAAACCTCCTCCTCCTGTTCTCGTGTTCTCCGGTGTGAATAAATATATTTATTCACACACGGAGACACGAGAACGAAAGAATGAGGCAGAAAGGAGCGGCTATGGCGAGTTTGCGCGCCCTTGCACACAAGCTGCAAACAGCGCTCTTGTACAACGGAATCAAAATAAAAATCAATCAAATGCAGACCTATTCCGCGAAAAATGACAGGATGGTGACGAAATACATGGTTTACGAATATCGACCTGATGAAAAGCCGAAGAACGTCACTCTGCTGGAAACGTACCAGATTGCGGATGTGGTGAAGCTGCTGGCCGGACTTTACAGCGATGGCGGATGAAAAGCTTACGCCGAAGCAGAGACGATTCTGCGAAGAATATCTGAAATCCGGGAACGCGACAGAAGCAGCGAAAAAGGCCGGGTACAAAGAAACATCATGCAGAGTGATTGCGGCAGAAAACCTATCAAAACCAGCTATTTCTGCGTATATAAAGCGCAGGCTGGACGAACAAGAGGCTGCACTTGTCGCAGATTCTAACGAAATTCTGAAATTTTACACTGCGGTCATGCGCGGGGAGGTCAAAGACCAGTTCGGCATGGACGCATCGCTGTCCGACCGGCTGAAAGCCGGTGACAGTCTTATGAAACGCTACGCAGCTGCTTCCGACCGCAACAGGACGACAATGGAGAAGCTTGATTCGATGCTGAAGGAGTTCCAAGATGCTGTTAAGTCCGAAACAACGTGAATTTGTAAAATACGGGACGCATCGATGGAACTTCAAGGGCGGAGCCACCAGAAGCGGGAAGACTTACCTCGATTTTCGATGGATCATACCGATCCGGATTCGTGAGCGAATCGGAAAAGATGGTCTGGCCGTCATTCTCGGCGTAACAAAATCCACGATTGAGCGAAATGTGCTGGAGCCGATGCGGAACCTGTATGGCGATATGCTTGTCGGAACAATCTCCAGCGACAACACAGCGTGGATTTTCGGGGAAAAGTGCTATTGCCTCGGTGCGGAAAAGGTTTCTCAGGTTTCAAAGATCCGCGGCGCGTCGATTAAATATTGCTACGGCGACGAGGTCGCGGACTGGTCGGAAGAAGTCTTCGCGCTGCTAAAAAGCCGTCTTGATAAGGAATACTCCTGTTTTGATGGGACGTTCAATCCGCAATATCCTGACCACTGGCTGAAAAAATTCCTTGATAGCAACGCGGACATTTTCAGCCAGACATACACAATAGACGACAATCCGTTCCTGCCGGAATCTTTTAAAGAAAATCTGAAAAAAGAATACGAAGGGACGGTTTATTACGACCGCTACATTCTCGGCCTCTGGGTACGTGCCGAAGGACTGGTATATCCGATGTTTGGAGATGACTGCATCACGCAGGAGATCCCGGACACCGGAGATTATTATATATCTATAGACTATGGCACGCTGAACCCGTTTTCTGCCGGGTTATGGTGTGTTGGGAAGAGGTCCGCTGTGCGCATTGCAGAAATCTATTACAGCGGACGCGAGACAAGGGCGCAGAAGACCGATGAGGAATACTGCGATATGGTCGAGAGGCTGGCCGGAGAAAAAACGATTCGGGCAGTTGTCGTTGATCCGTCAGCGGCGTCTTTTAGCGAGGCGCTTCGCAGGCGAGGCAGATTTAAGGTCAGGCACGCAGACAATGACGTTATGAATGGAATCCGAACTGTGTCTGATTTTTTGCGAAATGGCAAAATCAAGATTCATGAAAGCTGCGAGAACACAATCCGGGAGTTCGGCCTGTATCGATGGGACGAAAAAAGCGAAGTCGACCGCGTTGTAAAGGAAAACGATCACGCGATGGATGAGGTTCGCTATATGGCGATGACAGTGCTGAAAAAGGCATTTAAGGAACATATCTTCGTGCCGGAGCTGGCGAGATAAGAAGGTGAAGCATGAAAACATATCAGGATTTTTTAGAGGTTGCGGAAAAGTCTGACCGGGAACGGATGGAATTTGTTCTGTCCGCGATCAACGATCATAAAAACTCGGATCTGTACCAGCAGGCAAAGATTGCGCGGGAATACGACGAGCACCGAAATGTTACCATCATTACCGTGCAGAAGCTGCTTTATACGCTGTCCGGGAAGGCTATCCCGGACAACTATAGCGCAAATTACAAGCTCCGCAGCGCATTCTTTCCAATTTTCATGCGGCAGGAAACACAGTATCTGCTCAGCAACGGCGTGATACTGAAAAACGCCGAGAACAAGAAGCGGCTCGGCAGAAAATTTGACAATCAGATTCAGGATCTGGCGCGCTCGGCGCTTGTCGGCGGCGTGGCTTATGGCTTCTGGAACCTCGATCATTTGGAAGTGTTCACGGCCCTAGAATTTGTGCCGCTGCTGGATGAGGAAAACGGATCGCTTCGCGCCGGTATTCGGTTCTGGCAGGTAGCGGCGAACAAGCCGCTGCGGGCGACACTGTACGAACCGGACGGATTCACACAATTCATCCGCAGGAGCGGGAAAGAGATGGAGATTTTAGCACCGAAACGCGGCTATATCTCCGTCGAAGCCTCGTCTGAGGTGGACGGAACAGAAATCTTGGAGTATCAGAATTACCCCGGATTCCCGATCATCCCCATGTACGGCAATCGCGCCCGGCAGTCCGAGCTTGTTGGCCAACGAGAGGCAATCGATTGCTACGATCTGATCAAATCCGGTTTCGCGGATACCGTCGATGACGCATCGATTATCTACTGGACGATCTCCAACGCAGGCGGCATGGACGAAATCGATATGGCGCGGTTCAAAGAAACTATGCGGCGGATCGGAGTTGGCCTTGTGGACGACGACGGCGCAAAGGCGGAGGCCCACACGCTTACGATTCCAGTCGAGGCGCGGGAAGCGCTGCTGAGCAGACTCAGCGACGATCTTTACAGGGACTTTCAGATGCTGGACACCACGAAAATACAGGGCGGGCAAAAGACGGCGACCGAGATCACGGCGGCATACCAGCAGATGGACAACAAGGTCGACGAATTCGAATACTGCGTCGGTGATTTCCTGTATCAGCTTTTTGCGCTGATCGGCATTGACGATGAGCCGACATTTACGCGTTCGAAGATCGTGAACCAGCTGGAGCAGACGCAGATGGTGCTGCTTGCCGCGAGCTACCTTGACGACGAAACGATTCTGAGCAAGCTGCCGTGGCTTACGCAGGAGGAAATCGCAAACATTTTGAAGAGGAAAAGCGCGGAAGAATTAGAGCGATATTCCACGAAAGATATGGAGGAATAGACGTATGAGCAGCATGGTACAGGGCGATGCGTACAGCCTGGCCGTCACGGTCAAGAACAACGGGCAGGCTGTCGAGATCGACGATATTGAGAAGATCGAAATGACGCTTCTGTATTTGCAGAAGTATTACCCAGGCCAGATCACATACGCGGACGGGAAATTCTATTTCCCGCTGGCGCAGGAAGAAACATTCCGCCTGCCGAAGCTCTGCCAGATGCAGGTGCGCGTGAAATTCAAGAGCGGTGACGTGATTGGCTCGGAGATCAAGCAGATCGACGTTGCGCACGCGCTTTCAAAGGCGGTGTTGTGATGAGCCCGATCAATTTTGACCTCGGCTCCCCGGGCGCGGTCGGCGTGGAATTTAACGCCGCAGTCCGGACGGGCCCCGGCGGAACGACAGACCACAGAGCCCTGACCAACCGGGACGCGGATGACCAGCACCCGATCAAAGCAATCACAGGACTGATAGAAAAACTGAACACGATTCCGCCCGCAGCGGAGCGGATCACGAATACTGAAATTGAGGAGATGCTGAAATGAGTAAATACCTTGACAACGACGGCCTGCTGTATCTTTGGAACAGCAAGATCAAGCCCCTTGTAGCGAAGTATCTGCCGCTGACTGGCGGCACGCTGACCGGCAAGCTGACGCTCGGCGCGGCCCCGAACGCCGACATGGACGCCGCGACGAAGAAATACGTCGACGACTCCGTAGCCAGCGCGGGCGGCGGTGATATGCTCAAGAGCGTGTACGACAAAGATGGCAACGGCGTAGTCGACGACGCCCAGAAGGTAAACGGGCATACCGTGGAAAAGGACGTCCCGGCGGACGCCGTATTTACGGACACGAAATACGAGGCCGCTACGGCCAGTTCTCCCGGGCTTATGACCGCTGCGGATTACAGCAAGCTCGCAGCCTTCAGCGCGGCAAGCGACTATGCCAAAAAGACGGATATCACCGGCCTTTACAAGTACAAGGGCAGCAAGGCGACATATTCTGCCCTTCCCACGAGCGGGAATAAGGTCGGCGACGTCTGGAACGTCGAGGACACCGGCATGAATTACGCCTGGACAGGCGAGGGCTGGGACGCGCTGGGCGCAATGTTCGAGATCGTATCCATCACGAACACGGAGATCGACACGATCACCGCCGACACGTAAGGAGGGACAAATGGCCTATCTTGACAATACCGGCCTGAGCTACTTTTGGGGCAAGATCAAAAGTGCCCTGTCTTCCAAGCAGAACAAGATTACGGCAAGCGGCATCCTGAAGGGTGACGGCGCGGGCGGCATTACAGCAGCGAAAGCGGGCACGGATTATGCAGATGTTTTTATCATCGATTGCACGGCAGACGAAAAAGACAATGAAAGCAGTCCGATTACGCTTACACCGAGCAAAACATATGATGAGGTTCGCAACGCGATTCTGGAACAGAAGCGGTGTTATGCGCAATATGACGGGATATATTACCCGCTGGCGGAAATCGTTATAAATGCTGCTGAATCAAACAACATTGCGAACGCAATCTTTACTGTTGCGAGAGCTGGCATCAGAATGCGCTCCATTGAGATGCGACACCCAGCATTAGATATAGATCCTGTATGGCGTACACGGCTTCCGGAAAGTGCGCTAATTGCGCTTCCAGGCGCGACAATGGGCCAAGTGATGGCTTATCACGGGGCGTTACGCGGCTGGAAGAATTCGAGTATAGGAACTAATCTTTCCACCACTTTCTCCGGACTTATCAAGGGCAATGACGGATATCTTGCACAGGCTGAAGCTGGGACAGACTATATGGCGCCTGTTGCCGTAACATCTGCCGACAACGGCAAATTCCTGCGCGTGGTCAACGGTGCGTGGGCGGCGGCGACAATCACGAACGCGAATGGAGGCAGCTTCTGATGGCGGAATTTTTGACATTTGACACCGACCTCACGGCGGTCGCGAACGCGATCAGAGCCAAGGGCGGCACGTCCGCGCAGCTGGTCTATCCGAACGGCTTCGTGTCGGCGATTCAGGCGATCCAGACCGGCATTACGCCGAAGCTGGTCGTGACCACCTCTGCCGGGGCGGCAGTCACGGCAGTGAAGGGCGCCAAAACGGTCACGGGAACTGCCGGGACAGACGGAGTGTGCACGCTGGAGCTGCCGGAGGCAGGCGCGTGGAGCGTTACGTCGGCGAAAAACGGGGTGAATGCCGCGCAGAGCATCGTGATCGGCACGCAGAGCATGAAAATGCCCCTGTATCTCGACAGCTTTGCCGACAATACATGGGAAGAGATCATCGCGGTGTGCAGGACCGGGATCGCCCCGGACAGCTGGGCCGTGGGCGACAGCAAGACCATGAACATCGGCGGGACGGCCTATCAGGTCGATATCATCGGCAAGAATCATGACGAGTATGCGGACGGCTCCGGCACGGCTCCGCTGACATTCCAGCTGCATGATTGTTACAGCGAAGCAAAGCAGATGTACAGCACCAACCTGAGCGGTCTCGGCTGGAAGAACACCGATATGCGCCTGACCTATCTGCCTGCAATTCTGGCGCTGATGCCGGCGGAGGTGCAGAACGGCATTCGCGCGGTAAACAAGAAGACATCTGAGGGGGGCAACAGCACGACGATTGAGACAGTATCGGACACGCTGTTCCTGCTCAGCGAGGTGGAGATTTTCGGGACTGCAAGTTCTTCCGTAGCCGGGGAAGGAAGCCAGTACGACTATTACAAGGCAGGCAACCCGAAGATCAAGAAGAGAGAAGGCGTTGACGAGTTCTGGTGGGAACGGTCGTCAGCCAGCGGCGGTATGTTTTGCAGAGTCAGAGCAAACGGCCAGGCGGGCGCGTCCAATGCCTCAAACAGCCTCGGCGTAAGCTTTGCGTTCTGCTTCTGAGGAGAATATTATGAGCACCATCATCGTCACCCTCGCCTGCGCCGCGCTCGGCGAGGCGGATAGAAATGTATGAGCACAAGCAACACCGCCGGGCAGAAAATGACCGACGCAGAGCTCGCAAAGCTTGAAAAGCGGATTGCTGCGATATACAGGGAAGCGTATAACGATCTGACGGATACGATCAGGGATTACTTCGGTAAATTTGCAGCGCGTGACGCGGTGGAAAAGGCGCGGCTGGACGCTGACGATATCACAGAGGAACAATACAAGCAATGGCGGCTTGCGCAGATCGGGCGTGGAAAGCGCTTTGAGGCGCTACGGGATAAGGTCGCCGAGCGCATGACAAATGCAAACGTTGCTGCTGTTGCGTATGTCAACGATGCAACGCCGGGCATTTACAGTTTGAACCGGAATTTCGCGGCGTACACCATTGAGCAGGTCGCCGGTGACGTTGGCTTCGATATCTGGGACGAACAGACCGTGAAGCGCCTGATCTCAGAGCAGCCGGAGCTTATGCCGTACTATCCGGAAAAGCGGGCGCTCAATCGCGGGATAGATCTTGCATACGGGAAAAAGCAGATCACGGCCAGCGTTACCAGTTCCATTTTGCAGGGCCGGAGCATCAAAGGCATGGCGGATGATCTGCAAAGCCGCATTACCACCATGAACCGCGACAGCGCCATCCGGACGGCCCGCACAGCCGTCACCGGCGCACAGAACGCCGGGCGGCTGGATTCCTATTATGCTGCCGAGAAAATGGGAATCAAGTGCAGAAAACAATGGATGTCGACGCTCGACGGAAGAACCCGCCACTCCCACGCCATGCTCGACGGCGAAATCGTCGACAACGACAAGAAATTTTCCAACGGCTGCCGCTACCCAGGCGACCCGAACGGACCACCGCACGAAATTTACAACTGCCGCTGCGCGCTGGTATCCGAGATCGAAGGAATCGACACCTCCGGAGGCAAGCGCCGCGCCAGGAACCAGGAGACCGGACGGAATGAGCTGATTGAAAATATGACATACGCAGAGTGGGCGGGGTGGAAAAAGCGTGCGAAAAAGCCTAATTTTGCCCCTGCGGGAACTATCGATGAAGCGGAAAAATACGCGGAAATGTTCGTTGAAAGTTACAAGAGCAAATATACAGGGAAAGTTGATTATCGTGGAATCGACATCGCACAAGCAAATGAAATGAACAGGGCGTTGACAGAAGTTCTTGGCGAGTATGAAGTTGACTATAAACTTCGGAATATAACTCCGTTTAATACAAGAGAAAAACGCTTCAAAGATACAACGGCGGAAGCGGCGTATCAATGGGGAACCGGAGATTTGTTCTTCAACAAAAAATACCTTAAAAATGCAAAAGCGATGGCAGCCCACATAAATGAATACACAGATTTGCTTAATCAGGTATTACCAAACATTGATGTGGCAATGGAGCAAACCAAGAAAAAAACGGGCATAGCGGCAGAGCTTCAAATGCGTTATCTTAAAGCGCTGAAGAAAACGGGCAGGACAAATGTTAGCAAACCTGATGCCTATGGCTCAATGGTTCACGAGCTAGGCCATTACTTAGACGATAGGTTGTTCACAAAAGCCGTGAAAGAATCTGGGTTCGATATGGCGAGCAGTTTTTCAAAATATGCCGAAAATGTTTCCGCATACGCTACAAGCAACAGGCAAGAATATGTTGCAGAAAGCTTCACGGCATATTGGTTTGGGGAAACAAGCGAGTTAGATCCAGAACTTGTGAAAATCTTTGAAAGGCTTAAGAAAAAATGAAAAATGGGGAGTACATCATTGATGATTTTTTGAGAGCATTAAAAGAAATTGCAGAGGAAGTGAAAAGTGAACGTTGATTTTATCGACAATTCCGAAGAAGTGAAGTCTGCTATGCACGACGCGCTGATTCGCGCCCTCGAAAAGATTGGAATGACGGCTGAAAAGTACGCGAAGCGGCTGTGCCCGGTGGACACCGGCAATCTGAGGAACAGTATCACGCACCGCGTAGATGAAGGGGAACCGGCTGCATACATCGGAAGTGACACGGAATATGCCGCATACGTCGAACTCGGAACCGGTAAGTATTATCCGGGCGGGAGACCTACGCCGTGGGTGTATCAGGACGCAAAGGGGAACTGGCACTGGACGGCCGGAAACAAAGCACAGCCGTATTTGAAGCCCGCAGCAGCGGACCATTCGGCGCAATACCGGAAAATCGTCGAAGATGAGATGAAAAACGGATAAAGATTGCGTCCCAGAGCCATAAATATACGGTATAAGTGTGGTAACAGCAAAGAAATGACTGTTGCCACATTTTTTGTTCTGTCGCGGCAAAGCACCGCCGACAAGGGAAAGGAAGATAGAACATGGCACTGACGCGAAAGCTCCTGAAGGGCATGGGGCTTACCGAAGAGCAGATGGATACGATCATTGAGGCACACACCGATACCGTAGACGGGCTGAAAACCGACCTTGCACGGTATAAGGAAGACGCCGAAAAGCTCCCCGGAGTACAGGCGGAGCTTGAAAACCTGAAAGCCAAAGGCGACGATGGCTGGAAGGATAAGCACGACAAAGTCAAAAAGGAATTTGACGACTACAAAAGAGAGCAGATGCAGAAGGAAACCAAGAGCGCGAAAGAATCCGCGTATCGGGAACTTTTGAAGTCTGTGGGTATCAGCGAAAAACGAATTGATTCGGTTTTGAAGGTCACCGATCTTTCTTCGGTTGAATTGGAAGACGGAAAGATCAAGAACGCCGATGATTTGAAGAAGTCCATCAAGGAAGAGTGGGCAGATTTCGTTGTTACCACCAAGCAGAAGGGCGCGGACACCAAAGATCCGCCCGCAAACAACGGCGGCGCTATGAGCCGGGACGACATCTTCAAAATCAGGGACGCGTCTGAACGGCAGGCAGCAATCGCCGCAAATCTCAATTTGTTCGGAAAGGAAGAATAATATGGCAGCAAAAAACAACCTGACCATGACGAGCGACGTTCAGGTAACCGCTCGCGAAATCGATTTTGTAACCCGCTTTGCGCGGAACTGGCAGCACCTGCGCGACATTCTCGGCATTATGCGCCCCATCAAAAAGCAGCCGGGAACCGTCCTGAAATCCAAGACCGCAAGCGTGACGCTCGCGCAGAGCGTCGGCGAAGGTGAAGAGATTCCCTACTCCAAAGCGACGGTCGTTGAGAAGGACTATGCGAACATCAACGTCGAAAAGTACGCGAAGGCGGTCTCCATCGAGGCGATCAAGGAATACGGCTATGATGTCGCAGTCGCAATGACCGATGAAGCGTTCCTCTACGAGCTTCAGACAAACGTCACGAACCGCTTTTATACCTACCTCAACACCGGCCTGCTGACCGTCAGCGAAACCAACTGGCAGCGCGCGCTTGCGATGGCGAAGGGCGCTGTTATCAACAAGTTCAAGCAGATGCACAGAACCGCTACAAACGTTGTCGGCTTTGTGAACGTCATGGACTTGTATGACTACCTCGGCGGCGCGGACATCACCATCCAGACCGAGTTCGGTTTCCAGTACATCAAGAATTTCATGGGCTACAGCACAGTTTTTCTGCTGTCCGATGAGGAAATCAAGCGCGGCCGCGTGATCGCAACGCCGGTTGAAAACATCGTTCTGTACTACATCGATCCTGCGGACAGTGATTTCTCCCGCGCCGGGCTTGAGTACAGAACTGACGGAGAAACCAATCTTGTTGGCTTCCACGTGCAGGGAAACTATTCTACGGCGGTTTCTGAGTCTTTCGCAATCATGGGGCTCACCCTGTTTGCGGAGTACCAGGACGGCATCGCAGTTGCGGATATCGACGAAACGCCGACGCTCGGCACGCTGACCGTTACTCCTGCAGCCGGATCCGCAACTGGCGAAACGAAGATCACGGTCACGCCCGCGAAGGAAGCAAGCGGAAACGTCTACAAGTACAAGGTAGGCGATTCGGCTGAGACTATCACCTACGGCCAGAACGTCAGAACGTGGTCGACGTGGGACGGTAAGTCCGATGTCACGGCAGCGACGGGCAAGAAGATCACTGTTGTTGAGGCCGACGCGACCTATAAGGCGCAGAAGGCAGGCAACGCTACGGTAACGGCAAAGTAAGGAGGCGGCAGCGCAATGCTTACCGAATTGTGCGGGGTTCTGCGAAACTGGTTTGAAACGGATCGGATCAGCGGAACGTACACAGTAGAAAACGGCAGCATTGCGCTGCCGTTCCTGCAAGAAGGGCAATTCTTCCGGATCGTCGGTTCTGTCTTCAATGACGGCGTTCACCAGTACCCGGATTACGGGATGGCGGATGAGACTTTCAACGGCTCCATCTGGCCGATGGCCGTCCCCTCTTCTGTCCTCGCCCTCGAAGCTGAAATCAGAGCGTGGCAGGAGAAAAACGGCGACGCAGCAGCAAGCCCGTTCACCTCGGAAAGCTTCGGCGGGTATAGCTACTCGAAGGGATCAAGCGGAAGCACGTCCGCGACATGGCAGACGACGTTCAAATCGCGCATGAACCAGTGGAGGAAGATCTGATATGAGTTTACTTGATGATTTTGCCCGCCCGTGCGTGCTGCTCGAAAAAAGCCGGACGCCGGACGGAGCGGGCGGTTACGTCACGATATGGACGGACGGGGCGGAATTCGCAAATTACCAGATGCTCGATACGTCCATGGAGGCTCGCAGAGCGGAGAAGGAGGGCGTGACAAGCGTTTACTCGGTGCTTGTGCAAAAAGCCGTACCAATCGATTATAACGACTTCTTCCGCGACAAGACGACCGGCGAGACGTACCGCGTCACGTCCGAGCCGAAGGACAAACAGACGCCGAAGTCCGCAAGCTTCGCCCTGAAATACTTCACTGCTGAAAAGAAAGCACTGCCGACATGACAAAAGACAAAGCATTGCACGCGTGGTTTTCACAGTTCCTGACGGCGTATCCGACTTCGAGCGTGCCGGACGACGCCGTTTTCCCGTGGCTGACCTATGAACTGATCACAGGCGCGTGGGACAGCGGAGAAATCGGCCTGACAGTAAATCTGTGGTACTACACCACGCAGGAAGCAGAACCGAACGCGAAAGCGCAGGAAATCTCGGACGCTATCGGCTTGGGCGGCGTGTTTGTGCCGTGTGACGACGGCGCAATCTGGATCAAGCGCGGATCTCCGTGGTGCCAGAACGTCCGGGACGATTCTGATGCAAATATCAAGCGGCGGTACTTGAACATTACAGTCGAGTACATCACCGCAAACTGAAAGGACTGATTTCATGGCAAAATTCACAAAAATACCTGCTGATACCTTCAAGCAGCTGCAAATCAACGCCGGTGTAATTCTGAGCGATTTCACACCGGCGACCGGTGCGTTTGAACCAGAAAATCAGCTGGGCGCAACGACCGGCGGCATTACGTTCGCGGCGACACCGACGTTCTCTGACTACGGCGAAGATGTAGATAATTGCCCCAAGAATACACTCGAACTGAAACGGCTGGATGACGTGGACGTAAAGTGTTCCGGAACGTTTGTCACGGTGACGACCACATCTGCCAAATCCCTTATGGCGGCGGCGGACATCGACGGCACGGACGCAACGAAAGTTGTTCCGCGCCGTGACCTGGACAGTTCCGACTTCAAGGACATCTGGCTTGTCGGCGACTACTCTGACAAGAACGGTGCAACCAATGGCGGCTTTATCGCAATCCGTTTGATGAATGCGCTTTCTACGGGCGGCTTCCAGCTGAAGACTGCCGACAAGAACAAAGGCCAAATGGCGTTTGAGTACACCGCGCATTACTCGATCTCAAAGCAGGATGTTGTGCCGTATGAGCTGTACATCAAGGCCGGTACGGCAGAAACCTGATAGGAGGCCGATATGAAACTTTCGGAATTCAGCACCGATAAGGCGGCAGATGTCCTCTGCGAAATCAGCGTATACGCGCTGAACATCGTGTCAGACGAAGAACTCAGGGGAAGCCTGAAAAAGCTAACAGACGACGAAAAGCCGCAGACAGTCGGCGAGAGGTACGCAATCGGCGTGCAGCGCATCGGCCAGTGGATCCCGCTGATCCTGAAAAAGCATAGAGAAGACGCGTTCAGCATTCTGGCTGTGGTAAACAGCGTGACAGTTGACGCGATCCTGGAGCAGAACGTTCTCGTTACAATGCGGCAGATCCGGGAACTGGCAGAGGACAAAGATCTCACTGATTTTTTCAAATCGTGCGCGTCGGAGGCGAAAGCGTAACGCTTGCGCTTCTGGCAGCTCCAAAAATAAGCGCCGGAGGGCTGATTCGCCTTTTGCCGATTTTAATAAAGCGGCAGAACGAGGAATCAGCCTTTCGCATTTATGCGGCGGAGTGTATGCGCACGATCACGGAAAACACAGCGAAATTCGCGGGCGGAAGCTTTGTGCAGGCAAAGTATACCGACATCATCAGCCCGAAGCCGCAGGACAACCGAACCTGCGAGGAGATCACCGCCGACGTTGTACGCCGGTGCGGATTGAAGGTGAAAAAATCCAAAGATGAATCTGTTTGAACTTTTTGTAAAAATCGGCGCCGATACGTCCGAGGCAGACAAGGGCATCGACGAAACCGGGAAGAAAACATTCGGCCTCGGCGAGAAGATTAAAAACGGCCTTGCTACTGTCGGCAAGGCTGCGGTAGTCGGCGTGACGGCAGCGGCGACGGCAATCGGCACAATCGGCACAAAGGCGGTCCAGGCATACGCAGACTATGAGCAGCTCGTCGGCGGCGTGGAGACGCTTTTTAAGGATAGCCAAGATAAAGTCATGGAGTACGCAAACAACGCGTACAAAACCGCTGGGCTGTCTGCGAATGAGTACATGGAGATGGTGACAAGCTTTTCTGCATCCCTGCTGCAGTCTCTCGATGGGGATACCAGTGCAGCGGCAGAAAAAGCAAATTTGGCGCTGACTGATATGTCCGATAATGCCAACAAAATGGGATCGGACATGACTTTAATCCAAAATGCATATCAGGGCTTCGCAAAAGCAAACTATACGATGCTTGATAACCTCAAGCTCGGCTACGGCGGCACGCAGGCCGAAATGCAGCGCCTCCTTGAAGATGCGGAGAAAATTTCCGGTATCAAATACGATATTTCCAGCTATGCGGATATCGTAGATGCAATCCATGTCGTGCAGACCGAAATGGGCATCACCGGCACGACCGCAAAAGAAGCCGCGTCCACAATTCAAGGCTCGTTCGGTATGGTAAAAGCCGCATGGAAGAACCTCGTGACCGGCCTCGCCGACCCGGATCAGAATCTCGGAACTCTCGTGGGCAACTTCACGGATTCCATTGTCGTTGCGGGCAATAACCTGATCCCGCGCATTCAGGAGCTTTTGCCGCGCATTGTGGAGGCGATTACTACGCTGATGGTAACCGTAAGCACGCAGCTTCCGGGCATACTCGGATCCACCCTTCCCTCGCTTATTGAGGGCGCATCAAATCTGGTTACTGGGCTTATGTCCGCGCTCCCGGAGATCCTTACCGTTCTGGGCGATATCGCGCCGACGGCAATTGGGATTCTCGTTCCGGCCATAGTCGAGCTTCTGCCGGAAATCATTCAAACCGGTATAGATGTTATTATCTCTCTGGTACAAGGCATTACGGAGACGCTTCCGGAATTGATCCCGGCGGCAACAGAAGCAATCATCAAAATCGCTGAGACGCTGACCGACCCTGGAAATCTCGGGAATTTGGTAGATGCGGCGCTTGAGATCATCCTCGCTCTGGCGGACGGGATCATTGATGCCGTCCCGAGGCTGCTTGAGGTGGCTCCCAAGATTATCACAAATCTCATCACCGCGCTTACTGAAAACTTCCCCAAAATCATCGAATCCGGCGCAAAACTTGTTAAATCGCTGATTGATGGCCTGATTAAATCCATTCCGCAGCTTACTGCGGCTGCGCCAAAGCTTATTATCGGGATTGTACAGGGGATTCTTAACAATCTTCCGCAAATCATCATGTCCGGCCCGCAAATCATTATGGCGCTTATTGAGGGCCTTATTAGCGCAATCCCGGATCTTGTCATGTCGATCCCAACGATAATCAAATCGATTGTAGATACGTTCCTCGGATACGATTGGGGCAGCATCGGAACAAATATCGTTGACGGTATCAAAAACGGATTTCTGCATATGTGGGAGAGCCTAAAGCGGACGGTAAGCGATATGGTCGATGGCCTTGTAAGCGGTGTCAAGAGCATCCTCGGTATTGCGTCCCCGTCTAAAGTCTTCGCCGGAATCGGCGGCTACATGGCAGAAGGACTTGGGCAGGGCTTTGACCGCGAAATGACTGACGTTCGGAAGGATATCGAGGATCAAATGACTTTCGGCACAACGTCCTTTTCTGTGTCCGGCGCGGCAAAGTCCTCTGTCGGCGTCGTGAACGGCCTGCTTGCCAACAATCAGCCGAACCCGCTGACACAGGTGAATCTTGTCGTCGACGGCCAAACGCTGGCGCGGGTGCTGTTTGATCCGCTGCGGGGCGAGATCGTACAAAGGGGTGTATCGCTTGCGTAGGATTAAAATCACGGACGGCACAAACACAGTCACACTTATGCGCGATCTTGTGTTTACGATTCAGCCGCAGGACGTCGGCGCAACCGCGACAATGGCGTCCGGGAAGACGGTTATGGATATTATCGGCATAAAAAACGAATTGAAGATCCCGACTGGATGGCTATCTGTCGCGGACCTCAGGATGCTGCGGAGCATGATAAACGCAAAGCACGTCCTGAGTGTGACGTACCCTGATGTTGACGGCGATAAAACACGGGATTTTTTGTTCAGTCAGCCGGAATACAAGGCAATCATCTATGACGAGGACGGGGTGTCTCAGTGGTGCGGCGTCACGATCTCCGCGACACAGCAAGGGGTGGATTGATGCAGAAGGTATCGAGCAATTACGCACCGTTTACACCGGTGCGTGAGGTTGGTATGCTTGTCCGGTTTTACATTGTCGACCCGTCGGCAAAGAAGAACGGTACGGCCTCTGCATCGGATTCGGCACCAGGCACAAGCGCAGCCGAAACGATCAGCGACAGAGAAACCATACCCGGGAAGTTCGCTGGGCTTGAATTAAACCGGTGGGTTCTGGATGGGACAATCGATATTCCGAACGATAGCTTTGACGGGCAGCATATTGGCTGGTGGAGCGGAGGAGTATCAAACGAGAGCGCCGAAATGGCAAGCACAATTACGTTTGAATTCTCCGCGCCGGTATCCACGATTGGTTGGGCGATGCTGTTTGATGAAAAAATGAACCAATACCCGGCGCAGATCACAATTACCGCATATGCGAGCGACGGATCGACGGTCGCAACCGGAACAAAGATGATCACGCAGGCGCGGCAGAACATCAGCATGACTGCCGCAAATTACACAAAGCTGACGATTCGATTTGACAAGACGTTCCTGCCAAAGACACGCGCCCGGCTGCGGCAGATCGATTTTGGCCTGACGGAAACCTACGAAAACGACACAATGGCCGACGTGAAGATCATAGAGGAAGCATCCGTTTCCTGCGAATCGTTCCCGTCCCGGCAGATTTCCTTTACGTTCGACAACGCGGATCATCGGTACAACATTCTGAACCCGGACGGCGTTTTCTCCGTGGTTCAGGATGGCCAGAAATTGCTTGCCAGATGCATTGTAAACGGAGAGAGCATAGACGTTGGCGAGTTCTTTTTTACGTCCGTAACGGCGCGGGATTCCGGCGTCACGGCACAGCTTGTCGGAAATGACATGGCAGCAACACTCGAACGTGCGACATATGAGAATGGAAACGCTACCGCGTGTGAGCTTCAGGCCGCAGTTTCGTCGGTTCTGGATGGATACGACATCAATGTTATTTACGGGGATGAGGCTGCAGCAAAAACCGTCGTACCGGCCGTTCCACGCAAAACAACACGCCGAGAAGCGATCCGGCTATTGGCGCAGGCGGCTATGTGCTCCGCGTGGTTTGATCGATCCGGAAACCTGCACATCGCGGAGCTTTCAGCAGGCGCAGTATTGGGAGAAATAACGCCGGATGAGCTTTATAACTATGACGGTGTTTCCATATCTGAGGCAGTCGACTGCGTAGAGTTGCACGTTAAGAGCGACTACGCGAATATCGATACGACAATCACCGCTGGGAGCGGAAAAAACATCAAGAGCGTAAATAACCCGTGCGTAGCGCCTGCAAACTATCAGAATGTGGCTGCGTGGCTGCTTGCGCAGTATAATCGCCGAAAGATCTACAGCGTGAAAAACCGGGGCAACCCAGCGCTTGAAACCGGCGACACCATCAAAATCTCCGACGCATTCGCACAAAACGAAAATGCTGTGCAGACCGGTATGGAACTGACGTTCAGCGGCGGCGGGGTTTATGTCGTAACAAAAGGAGTTGGCGCATGAGCACGATTATCGATACCCTCATCACCAATCGGACGCAGGCGGACGTGGAGCGGGTGCGGGAGCTGGCGGCGAAGGGCTTTTCCGCCATGACCGCAGCCGAGCAGGCGGAATGGCTGGCCGGGATGAAGGGCGCGTACAACGCCGCTGATCTCGATCGCGTGGGAACCGCCCTGAACTATCTGGCGGCGCGCCTCAGCTCGATCTGCGGCAGGAGCATCGCGTGGACGGCTAAAACCGATTGTGCCGTAACGGACATTATAACGGCCTCACAGGCCGAGGCATACCGCAAGCAGGTGCAATCCATCCGGGACGCGCTTGCGTATCCTGCCGAAACGCCGGACGCGCCGCAGCTGGGCCGCCTGACCTACACCGATGCAAACAACATCGAGCGCATCCTGAAACTCTGCGAAGACTTAATCGTCAACGTTGCAAAATCTTTTCGCCACACCGGCGCGGCGGAGTGCGCCGCAGGAGGATTACTCACATGAAAGATAGGCAGCCAACACAGGTTTTATCCAACGGCGCGATCCGCTACGGCGTCTATAACGCCGACGGCACGCTCAACCACTACGAATACCTCAAGCGCGAGGACGCGCCCACCGTCGAGGGAACGCCCCTCAACAAGGCAAATCTCCTGTCCGATGCAACCGCCGCGAAGATCTGGCCGAAAGCAACCACGAGGCCGGAAGACCCGACCGTCAACGACGCGCTTGTCGAGTTGCAGAAAGGCACGTCGAAAGTGGGTGATATCCTCATGTCGGTCCGCGCAAAGCCGTCCGACGCGTGGCTGCTCTGCAATGGGCAGGCCATCACAAAGTCTACGTATCCAAAACTATTCGACATTTTACGGCCTGCGGCGTCTCCGGCCCCGTGGACAAGCAAAAGCATAACAGGTGTCGATAGAGATACGTCTAGGATAAAGTACACAAACGGGAAATGGTTCGCCTTTGCTTACGATAGCTCGAATGCAAAAATGCATATGTATGTATCGGATGATGCAGACACATGGGCGGACTATCCGTTCAACCTCGAACTTGGAAGCAACGTATATATTGACGGTGTTGCAATATGCTATCATGAACTGAAAAACGTTTATTGCATGGCTATCGTACGCGCAACTTCTTCAACAAGCAACTACTGCATATCCTACACAATTTCAGAAGATTTGCAAACCGTGACAGAAGGAGGATGGATATGGAGCAGCGGCTCCTCTAGGTGCTCCAAGTTGGAATTATACGTCTCAAGCTACGGCAATGTGTATTGCGTAAGATACACGTACGAAACTGCCAATGGCGGTGCTTACGCGGATGCGTTTAAAGATACTGGCACATTCAACTGGAGCAGAATTTACTACGTAGACGCAGCAAGCTACGACGAAAGCACAGGGCATTTTTGCTGGACGGATGACAGAAATATTTATTCGGCAGAAGAATTGGGAGGAAATAGCGCGGAATATCTAATAGGGACAATTCCAAACGCAGTTATTCCGAGCAGCATACAAAAGAGTGCAATACACAAGTACATCTGCGCGGCCACAAATACAATAATTGCGATATATCAGGATGGAGGGCTAAAGTACGCTTACACAATCGATAATAGTACGACTTGGCATAGTGGGGCCGAAGTAATCTCCGCAAACTCAGCAGACTACATAGATCTCACATACGGGTTCGAGTTTGTGGCTGGGTTCCTGCTATTTACGGCCCGCCTAGACGGCGGAAGCACTCGATATATTTGCAGCGCTTCAGACCCGGAAGATCAAATATACAAGACTGCCGGTATTTTCAGCGGCGCACTATCGCCTGCTGCTTTGGCAGCGAATCCGCCAGCTGCCGGAGCGATATCCATATGTAATTATGGAGACTTGGCGAAACCGGTACCGACGATTGTAGCTGATAGCCGCAGCCACGCCTATATCAAGGCGCTGGAGGAATAAGCAATGCGGGACAGGATCGGAACAAACAACCTTGCAAACGGCGCTGTCCGATACGGGGCGTATGACGCGGGCGGGAATCTGCTGCGGTATGCATGGCTCCGCCCGGAAGACGAGCCGCTGGAAGCCGGGACGCCGCTCAACAGAGAAACGCTACTGTCGGCCGAAGCGGAAGCCGTTATATGGCCCGCGAGCGGGAAACCTGCGAATCCAACTGTGAATGATGCATTTGGCAAGATCACAGAGGCAAAGGAGGTCGGAGATATTCTGACAACCGTCCGCGTGCTCTCTGCCCCGTGGCACGCGTGCGATGGCTCAACCTTCGATCAGACTGCATACCCGGCCCTCTACGCAGCCCTCGGCGGCACGACGCTGCCGACGATCAGCTATTCCAGCGATACCACCACCTACATCAAAATGGCGGACGATTAGCCCGGCAAATAAAAGAGAAAGGTACAGAAAAATGGACACCAAAACCATCATCGTCACCCTCGCCTGCGCCGCGCTCGGCTCATCCGCGCTGACGGCGGTAGTAAACGCCGTCGTCAGCGCGATACAGAAAAAGCGCGGCAAGGCCACAACGCAGGAGGCGCACCTTGCAGAGATCGACAAAAAGCTTGGGAAAATGCAGGAGCATCAGGATGAGCAATATCTGGCGATCCTCCGGCTCACGATCATGAGCGAGGAGATGCCCATGGGCGAACGCCTGATCGCCGGGCAGAAATACGTCAACCTAGGCGGAAACGGCGACGTGAAGAAGTTTTTACACCAGCTGGAGGCGCAATGCGGGCATAGCAATGGAGTTTAGTAAAAAGTGGCTGATTTGCAGCGCGCTCGTCAGCCTCGCGCTCATCATCGCCTGCGCGGCAGGCGCAGGCCTGACGGAGATCACGCTTGCGGTGCTGGCCGAAACAACGGCTTCCAGCGGCTTTTACCTCTGGAAAGCCAAGAACGAGAACCGCGCGAAGTACGCGCAGAAGTACATGGATAAATGGGCCGCAAAATACGGCCCGGAAGCGGCAGCACGCATCGCAGAGATCGTGCTGAAGGACTGAAAGGAGTATACTTAATGAAAAAACTGTTTATCTCTCAGCCTATGAAGGAAAAGACCAACGAGGAAATTCGGAAAGAACGTGAAGATGCGATCTTCTGCGCAAAGGAGCTGATGGGCGATGAAATCGAAGTAATTGACAGCTTCTTTGAAAACGCTCCGGCGGAGGCAAGGCCACTGTGGTATCTTGGCGAATCGCTGAAACTGCTATCTACGGCTGACGTTGCGTACTTCGCCTCCGGTTGGAAGAACGCCCGCGGCTGCAAGATCGAGCATATCTGTGCGGAGCAGTACGGCATCAATATCGTGGAAGCGTGAAAGGAGCATACATATGGAAAACATCAAGAAGCGGCTCGGCAATCTGCTGAGCGTCAAATCTATCGTCACGCTGGTGCTGACGGCGGTATTTGCGTACATGGCAGTCGCCGGGAAGATCTCGCAGGACTTTATGATGGTGTATACCGTCGTGATCGCGTTTTACTTTGGAACACAGAGCCAGAAAGCGCAGGACGCGATTGACAACGCCACGAAGGAGGATGCGCAGAAATGAGTATCAAAATTGGGCAGGCCAGTCTTGGAGAAACCGGAGGACGCAACCAGCAGCCCGGCAACCAGACCGGGCGGGAGCTGAATATCTCCAACTGGTACAATGGCCGCTGGCTCGGCATCTTGCGCTACAAGAGCCGCAAAAAGGCCGAGCTGGCCGCGCAGACGTGCGAGGCGGCCATTAAGAACCGGAACATCGGCTACGACATGGACAACAGGAACACGGCGTATGAGGCCGCCAGAGCCGTCGGGTGGGACGTGAGCAGGATCGCAAAGCCTGTGGAGACGGACTGCTCCGCGCTCATGATGCTCTGCGCTGTGGCCGCAGGCTGCGCGTCGGTAGAAGCGCTCTACCGTCGGCAGGGCAACAGCTGCACGACATACTGCATGCTGCACGATTGGCCAGCAACGGGAGATTTTGTGCTGCTGACCGGCAGCAAGTATCTGACGACGGACGCCAATCTCCTGCGCGGGGACGTGCTGGTAAGCGAGGGCCATACCGTGATGGCCCTCGAAGATGGAAAAAATGCAGAGGAGGAAACTGAGATGGTAGAAAAGAGCAAAATCATCGTGGACGGCAAGGAAGTCGCCGTTGAGCGCATCCTGAAAGACGGCACGAACTACGTCAAGGTGCGCGATCTGGCCGCCGCGCTGGATCTCGAAGTCAGCAACAAGGGCAATATCGCCGTGCTGAATCACAAGGAAAAGTAAGGAGGCGGGGCCTATGTCGCCGCAGGCGCGGGCCAAGCTGCCGCCAGAGCTGGGCCGCCTGACCCGCAAGGATATGGAGGCCGTGATCTATCAGGCCAATCTTGGCCGGGAAAATGAGAAGATCGCGCAGCTCTATTTTGTGGATAAGCTTCCCCAGGTAGATGTTGCAACAGAGCTGTTTCTGGGCCGCGCCACGGTCCAGCGCCGCCTGCCGGAGATCATGCGGGAGATGCAGCGGACATCCAGCAAACTGTATAACTGAGATAAGCGCCGAGAAATCGGCGCTTATTTTTTGAAAAAACTATTGACATATACGGTATTACGGTATATAATAGGTGCATAAGATGAAGCAAAACAAAACCAACTACGGAGGGTACAGCGATGGCAAAGGCGAAGATCACTTGCAAATGCGAAATCTGCGGAGGCACGTTCGAACACGTCCGCACTTGCGTAAACCGCAGCGACGCAGATTCCTATGCAGAATGGGCTGCGGAACACGTTACTGTTTGCCCGTCCTGCTATGCCGCAGCAAAAAAGGCAGAGGCGGCGTCTAAACTGAATGCGTACATTGCCGAGAACTTCGGTGCCGAGCATCCGCTTCCCAAGATCAGCGGCGTTTCCGAAAAGCAGATTTCCTATGCAGAGGCCCTGCGCGACGAATTCATCTCTCGTGATCTTGCGGGCTGCCACGTAAAGCTCGCCAGATTCTTCGCGGTGGAAGATAAAGTCCGGCTCGAAAACATGAGTGAAGAATGGCACGCCGCAGCAGAGAAGCGAGCGGAATCGGAAGGCCTGTCCGTCGAAGCATGGTTCACGAAAAACCGCCCGGCAATCGTAGCCCGCACTTCCAAGATTACAATCGTCGATGTTGTAAAAAAGCTTGAGCTGATCGTAACGGAGTCCAACGCGTCGAAGCTCATTGACGCGTTGGGCTGAGAAGGAGGAAACAACAATGGAAAACGTAGAGGAAATCACCAGAATCATGAAGGCCGGAAGCGCCGCCGGTCGCGCGCAGGAACCGATGCGGTTTGAGACGCAGGAGGAACGCAACGCATGGTATGAGGAACAAACGGAAATTCTGGCGAAGGTTATGGCTCCAGTAGGAGACGAACCTTACGACAAGAACCTGCAAGGGCATAAGATTGCGGACCGTTTCGCGGATATCCATACATTCGAAATCTACAGACTTACCAATATCCGATACATTATCGGAGACTTTGAAACTTATGAAGAGTACGCGGCTCACTGCTGGGCGGAGGAAGAAGCCTGGTTTGATAAGCTGCGAGCAGATTTAGAGGAGGAATAAAAAATGATTGCACATCTTTACCGCATCCGTTCTGATTTCCGGAACGTTCCGGACAAAATCATCATTAAGGCGAAGGCGAAGGAAAACTTCCCCGGGACTTGGCTCCACGCCGAAGTTGAACTTCCGGATTTTATCCGGGTGGCCGAAACCGAAGCCGGTGACGGATTCCTTTTCACGCAGGACGAGACGATCACCACGGTTTACATTGAATCGGCGGAACGCTTGGACGGCGACGCAATTAAGGGAACGATGAGCATCCGCAGCGCAAGCGGACGTATGCTTGCGAAGTGCGTCGCCATGTGGCGATGAGAACAGGGGAGGTTTTTCTAGATGAAATACGCTGGAGAATGGACAGTCCGCGGCGCGTTGAAGCATGACGGCATTTTCACACTCAATGGGCCGGATGATAGTAAGCTCTATCTGCCCGTTGGGGCGGAGGGCTGGAATGATGGAGGAAACGCCTTCAACCTTCTCACGCAGGAATTTGAGTCGATTCCTGCACACGCGGATGTTTTTGAGATTGACATCCTGCGTAGCCGCGCAAATTGGGAGGCCGCCGATGCCGAGTGAGGCCCAAAAGCGCGCCCGCGACAAGTGGGACGCCACAAACATGACGCTGGTAAGCTGCAAGATGCGGCGCGACCTTGCTGACGATTTTAAGTCTGCCGCAAAAGCAAACGGCACAACGCCCAGCGCCTTGATCCGTGGGTGGATCGACGGATATATGCAGCAAAACAAGCCCGTGGAATAACCGCGGGCTTAAATTTTGAACCAAATTGATACACAACTGAGGCACAAGAAGCAGCAAAAAGGCCCATACTGAACACATCAAAGGAGTGTTCGGTATGGGCTTTTCTTATTTTAATCCAAACCCCGCCGGGCTGAAAGTCGGGGACTGCACCGTCCGGGCCATCGCAAAGGCGACCGGGAAGAGCTGGGACGAGGTGTATATCGGATTGTGCCTGCAAGGACTCATCATGGGAGATCTGCCGAGCGCAAACAGCGTATGGAGCGCTTACCTCCGGCAGCAGGGCTTTACCCGGAACGTAATCCCGAACACGTGCCCGGACTGCTACACCGTCGCGGACTTTTGCGCAGACCATCCGCGCGGCGTGTACGTTCTTGCTCTGTCCAGTCATGTGGTCTGTGCGGAGAACGGAAGCTATTTCGACACATGGGACAGCGGCAATGAGATCCCGCTGTTCTACTGGGCAAAGGAGGATAAATGATGTTCGGACAACAGCCGTATGTGTATCAGCAGCCGATTTACAATCAGCCGCCCATGCCGCAGATGCAGGAGCCGCAGATGCAGATGCGTCCGCAGTATCAGCCCGCGCCGCAGATGCCGGCTTACCAACCGCAGCCCCAGCAGCCGCAGAATCAGTCGATCATCTGGATCCCGAACGAACAGGCCGCAAACGACTTTATTGTTGCACCCAACAATGCCGTAACGCTATGGGATATGAACGCGCCTGTTGTATACGTCAAAAAAGCCGATGCAAGCGGAAAGCCGACCATGACTATCTATGATCTTGTAGAGCGCGCACAGGCCGTTATAACGCCAACAGCGGCGCGAAAAGGCATGATGGAGGAATACGTGACGCGCAAGGAGTTCGACGAGCTTGTGGCGAAGCTGGCCGCTCCAAGCGTCAGACCGGCGAGAAAGACAAAGGAGGCTGAAAGCGATGGCTAACCCCCTGTTTCAGGCCCTCGGCGGCGGGCAGATGCCCGGCCAGATGGGGCAGTTCCAAAACATGATACAGCAGTTCCGGCAATTCCAGAACAGCTTTCAGGGGGATCCAAAAGCAGAGGTCGAAAAGCTGGTACGAAGCGGGAAAATCTCGCAGCAGCAGTTGAATCAGCTGCAGCAGGTGGCGGGGCAATTCCGGCAACTGCTGCAATAGTTCGGGAATTCCGAACAGTTGAACGATCAAAATCGTGGCCACGATTGAGATAAATCTTTTGAATCTACGAAAGGAATGAAAAATATGAGTTTGAATGACGGCGCCCCGACCATGACAATGCCCGTCGCGCCTACCGGCATGACAGGTGGCGGCTGGGGCGGCTTCGGCGGTGATAATGGCTGGTGGATCATCATCCTGTTCCTTGCCATTTTCTGCGGCTGGGGCGGCAATGGAAACGGCTTCGGCAACAACGGCAGAAATTCCGGCGGCGTTGTAGACGGCTATGTGCTGGCCTCTGACTTCTCCAACATCGAGCGCAAGATCGACAGTGTAAATCAGGGACTTTGCGACGGATTTTACCAGCAGGCGCAGCTTGTCAACGGCACCAACATGGCGATGGCAAACGGCTTTGCTCAGGCCGAGCTTTCCCGCTGCAACCAGCAGGCCACGCTTATGCAGCAGCTGAACAACATGGCGATGCAGGCACAGGAGTGCTGCTGCGAAAACCGCGCTGCAATCGCCCAGGTGCGCTATGACATGGCGACGCAGGCGTGCGACACCCGCAACACCGTGCAGAACACCACCCGCGACATCATCGACGCCATGAACTGCGGCTTCCGCAGCATCGACCAGCGTCTGACGGCGCAGGAGCTTGCGGCGAAGGACGCGAAGATCGCAGAGCAGAACCAGCAGCTTTTCGGCTACCAGCTGGCAGCATCGCAGGCGGCACAGAACAATTACCTTGTTTCCACGCTTCGCCCGAGTCCCAGCCCGGCCTATGTTGTCGCGAATCCGTACTGCTGCAACAGCGGCTACAACTACGGCTGCGGCAACTGCGCGTAACAACTCCACATCGTAGAGCTTTTTCGTGGCCTCACGAAAATGGTCGGCCCCATTGCCGATACTCGATAGCAACGCGGCGGGGCAATCGTCCCGCCGCTATTTTTAACCGCGTCGAATTCGGCGCTTTTAGAAAGGAATGATTTTATGGCTGAATTTACATCATCCGGGATTCAAACTGTCGCCGCTGGGCAGAACGTCCCTCTGATCTCCACGGCGGCTTGCGGAAAGCCGTGCATCGTACATCGAGAAGGAAGCGGGCTTGTTACGCTGCGCGGGCTTACGCAGCAATGCAAGGCGAAGTTCCGCGTATCCTTTGGCGCGAATATCGCCGTACCTACAGGCGGAACAGTAGGTGCCATTACCGCTGCGCTCGCAATCAACGGCGAACCTCTGAGCAGCGCCACAGCGACCGTAACCCCTGCGGCTGTTGAGAACTATTTCAACATCTTCGTTTCCACATTCGTGGAAGTCCCGCGCGGCTGCTGCCTGACTGTAGCGGCGAAGAACACCAGCGCGCAGGCGATCAGTTTCGCAAATAGCAATATGATCGTCGAGCGCGTATCGTGAAAGGAGGATGCAATATGTACGATCTGAGAAATCTCCGCGAAATGCTCTGCAAAGAGCTGGACGAAATCGCCGAGAAGCGCGAAATGTCTGCGGGCGACCTCGACGCGATCCAGAAATTGACCAGCTCCATCAAGAATACCTACAAGATCGAGATGGCTGAAGACGGCGGCTATTCCCGCGATGGCGAGTGGGAGGCGGATATGCGCGGTACTTACGGCCGGGGCAGCTCTTACCGTGGCCGCCGCC